AGGCGTGCACCAGCACGCCCGGATCTCCATAGTCCATCTCAAAGATGAGAGGGAGTTCCACGTCGCTCAACTGCATGGCGTTTGCCAGTGCGTTCTTGGGCCTTGTCGTCCGCCAGTCATCGGCGGGGTCGCCCATGATCTCAAACGCGATGGCGATTACTCGCTTCTGCGCCAGCTTGCCCCCAAGCCAGGAGCCGTGACGCCTGGGCTTGGGAGCCATGCCGATTGTGATGTCTGGCAGGGAGTCGAGGCCCTCAATGCTTGTGATGTTGTAGAGGCTGTCATCACCCAGCTCAAGGCCGTTGAAAGCGACTCTCACTAGATACCGTCCAAGATTCCCGCCACGCCCGCGTTGCGGGCCTGACGCATAATGCCGCGCCCAACGTCCTCAATGGTGTCGTTGGCGTTCTGGTTGAATGTGTCGATGGAGATTTGCAAGCCTCCAGTTGCGCGGGCGTTACCACCGTTCACGACACCGCCGTCTGCAAAGGCCTGAGCCTTCGAGAGGGTGTATCCGAACTGCTTGGCAACCTGCTCAAGGATCTGTGTAGACCTCCCGCGCTTGGCCTGAGCCAGCGGAATGTAGGCCTCACCACCTGTTTCAGGTTCCGCCCACACGCGGTACGGTGTAGCTCCCCGCGCGATCTGGGCAACATGGTTCTCCATGCCGCCACCGGCAAAGGTGTGCACCGGGCGTCCGCCCCAGAAGCCGCCGTTGGCGAACTGCTGGACAGAGGCACCGTTCATGATGCCGCCGTTGGCGAGCTTGGCGCTGGCCCGCAAGCGGGAGAGCGTCTGCTGGAAATAGGTGTCGTCCGCGCTCACACCAACCGTCATGACGGGCTTGGTGTTCTTCACGGTCGTTTCAATTCCCGCGATCTTGTTGAGCGCCGCCTGTACATCGGCGTCCACAACAGCCTTGGGCTTCATCCAGCCCAGTGCGTCGAGCTTGCCCTTCGTGCCATCGAGCTTGCTGTCAGTTTCTTCGGTCTTGGCCTCAACCTTGGGCTGGGGCTTCGTGGCCCCAACCTTGTCGAGCATGCCCTGTACCTGCCCGAGGCGCTGTTTGGCATCTTCCACCTGAGCGTCCACCAGAGGTGAAGGCTTCATGCGGCCGAGTTCATTGATCCGCTCGGTGACATTCACGCGCTCCTCATCGAGGAGGCGGGGGTCAAGAGTGGCCAGGACCGTCGGGTTGGTCGATGCCAGGGTGACTAGATCGGTGATGAGTCGCTGGCGGACGGCATCTGCCTGTGCGGGATCGAGGTTGGCTGTTGCCGTGGCAACCACCTTGTCGAACTCCTCAAGCTTGCCGTAGCTGTCAGCCAGAGCCACGCCCAGCACTACGTTGTCGCCCATGATCTGGGCGACGGCCTTGTAGCCGTTGACCTTCTCTAGGGAGCCTTGGTAGTTCTTGAGCTTGGACTCAGCCTCATCCACACCCTCAGCCATGATGGTCGTGAGGAGTGTCTGCGGGTTGGCCTTCATCATTTCGTCGTAGGCCTTGGTAACAACGTCCTTGTTCAGGCCGGCGTCAGTACCCAGTTTGATGAATGAGTCGCGCTGTCCATCGAGGTACTTGGAAACTTCCTCGATTGGCTTGCCGGCATCCTTCATGCCGGTTGCTACAGCCTTCGTATCGTCTGTTGCGGTTTGCAACATTCGTGAGAGGTTGGAGCCAGCTTCGGTCTGTGTATCAATGACACCTGTGGTTTCATCAATCACACCCTTGAAGTTCCGCACGTTGCCGTTGGCATCGCGGAAGGCTCCACCCGTAGTGACGATCTTCCCGTTCAGCTCTGAGGTACTGCCGGCCATGGCCCGCATGCTGTCATTCGCTGTTCGTGTGGCGGTGGTCAGGTCCACCTTTTCGCCGCGCAGGATGCGCAGAGCGGTATCCAGTGCGCGAGTGCGAGTGTCGGCCGTAGACGTTGTGTCGTTGTAGGCCCGCATGGCTGTGTTGAAGTCCTCAACCTTGCGCTGGGCATCGGTCATCGGTACTCGGTTCACAGAGTCGGTCAGGTGACCAAAGTTCGCGGCACCCGTCCCGGCTTCGGTGCTTATCTCACCGAGCCGCTGTTTCAGGTGGATGATGTCACCCTTGCTGAACTTGCTCGCGGCCTCCTCAGAGATCCCCATGGCGTCGGCAAAGACGCCCATGGTGTTGCCTGCATCGGAGGTGACTCCGGGGTACTTGTCCAGCTTGGAGATCAGATCGTCATAGGCCGGCCCACCTTGAGCGGCGAGTTTCGCCGTGTTCTGGAAGGACAGGCCCAGGCCCTCAATCACGTCCTGGGTTTTCTGGGCACCGCGCCAGCGGTCATTCCAGAGTCCACCCTCATCCAGGAGATTCTTTGCCGCGTTCGCAAAGGTGTTCGCCGTCATCGCGCCAGTGTTGGCGTCCAGTGAGGCCGTGTACTCATCCACGCGGGACTTGGCTTCTGCGGCCTTCGATCCCATCAGGCCAAGGCCTGTGGTCACTAGACCGATAGCGATCCCCCACGGGCCACCGACCGCGCCGAGGAGTCCAGCACCGATGCCCTTGGCACCAGTCATGAACTTGTCGCGTGCGCCGTCTGCCTGCTGGAAGTCGTACTTGAGCTTCTCAAGGAACCCACCGGGCTTGGCTTGGAAGATCGGGCCGATTTTGCCGGCAAGCAACACAAAGGCCGCAAAGCTGATCACGAGGCTGGACAGGGGGCCGGGCAGGGAGTTGATCCATGACAGGACATTGGCCAGGGTCTCGGCCATCAGCGTGGCAGGACCGGTCAGTGAGGAAATGAAACCACCGACCATCGTCATGAGGGTTGGGATCAGTTGCATAAGCTCTGGACCCAACACGCCCGTTACGCTTGCCAGCAGTTCGATGACCTGATTGATCACGGGACCGATTGAACCGAACGCGGCTCCAGCGATGGAGCCAAGGTTGCCGATCACCGTTCCGAGATTGCTTGCGCCTGAGCGCAGTTCAAGCATCATTTCATTCATGCCCTCAAGGCCGTCGAGGACGCCTGACTGGAACTGAATGTTGGAGAACAGATGGGCAATGTTAGTGAGGAGTCCCCCACCAAGACGACCAAGTTCCTGTAGCATGTTCGCCACGAATACCGAGGACTCACCAAAGGACTTGCCGAGGGCTTTCACACCTACGTTTAGTTCTGAGGCACCCTTGCGGGCACCATCGAAAATCGTGGCAAGCCGGGTCTGGAACAGTTCCCCTTGCATGATGTCTCCGATTTCGGAGAACCGTACGGCTACGTCATGCAGGCCACCAGCGCCGGCCTTTTCAGCCGCCGTACCGATTGCCTGAAACATCTTGATGATGCCGCCGCTAAGGGTCCACATGTCCTTGAGGGACTGAACACCCTCCTCGATCCAGACGTTGATCTTGCCAGCCTCATCGGCTTTCTTGATCCAGTTGTCGAAACGAGTTGTAAGCTCTGTGACCCATTCCCCAAACCGGGGCAGATATTCAGATCCCCGCAGACCGATGCGGTTGATGGCATCAAACAGCGGTTCGGCCGCGCCCGCGGCGTTGTCGAACATGAGCGACAGGTTGTCGAACATGGTTTTGAGGTTGCCGCTCTGGGAGATTTTCTCGAACGACCGGAACACGCCAGCACCAAAGCGGCCCACATGCTCGGCCGCGCTAGAGAGGCCCTCCTCCACAATGGGGAGGAACGCCTGGAATGAGGTGGCCATGGAATCGCCCATGCCCTTCCAGAAATTTGTCTGGATGGGCTTCTGCATTTTGTCCCACACGCCCTGGAGTGCCTTGGCTGTCCGCTGGGCTTCGGGCGGCAGTGCCGCCATTGCCTCAGCGCTACCGTCCACAGCGCCCTTGAAGTTTTTCCAAGCGGCGATGTTGATCAGGGCCGTTGCGGTCACCGCCGCCAGAGCGGCGGGTGCCATGGCCAGCAGGCCTACCACGTTAAGGATTCCCTCACCCACGGGAAACAGTGACGTTGCCAGATAGATAAAGGTGTTGGTGACAGCGCCGATGGCCGCACCGATCAGGCCGGCCTTGATCGAGATCGTGTCAAACTTGGTGATCAGGCTCTCAAGCCCTCGCCCACCGGAACGCAACACGTTGATGCCGGCAAGGGACTGGAGGACTCCCTCAGCGATAGCCAAGCTTCGCTGGTTGATGCGCACGTAGAACGGAACGTCGCGTGTGCGGCTGGCATAGGCCAGCTCCATCATGGCCTCGAATGTCAGAGGCTTTGCCTTGATCGGGGCCTCACGCTGTTTGATCAGCTCATCGAGCTGGCGCTTGGCCTCCTCCAGAGACTCAGGGGTGTTCTCTACGTGAATCTCTACGTCCTGAATGGCGTTGAGCGCCATCATTTCTTCGAGTTTTTTCCGCTCTGCCTTGAGCTTGTCAAGGTCAGAGGAGTCCACGTTGATGGCAAAGCTGGAGGTGGAGAGCTGATTTTCCAGCTCGTCCTTTACCTTGAGGAGACCCTCCTCATCGAGATCCGCAACGAGTTTGATGTGGCGCATTTCTGCGAGCTTCTTATCAACCTCAGCCATGGCCGCGTTCAGCCCGCGCGTGTCATTCTCATAGGAGAAAGTGATCTGGGGCTTGGGAGTGAGGGCGGCAATCTTGGCCCGGATGGTTGCGGCGGCGGTGGCAAGGCCCTGCTCATCAGTCTTGAATTTGAACTCGGTAGCCGCCGCCTCCTCCTGCAAAGTGAGGATTTTCTTGAGGACGGCCTCATAGGAGGCCTTGTCCTCTGTCACCTTCATGACCAGGGGCTTGGTTGCCAGCTCCTTTTGCAGGAGCTTCTTCTGAGCCTGTAGCTCAGCCCACGACATTTTCGGCGTGAGCTTCACCTCGTTGATCTTGGCCATGGCTTCGTCAATCTGGGCGATTGCCTTAGTCAGGGACTCGTGATCGTTGCGGTGTGTGATTGTGATGGTTTTGACCGGCTCGGGCAGATCCGCAAGGAGCTTCTCATACTTGCGGGCTTCTTCGGCCAGGGACTTATTGTCCGTTTTGAAACTGATCGGCATGACGGCTTTTTGCCGTTGGATAGTGCGGATCTTTGCAAGGGCGGCTTCGTAGCCGGCCTTGTCTGAGTTGATCTCCATGTTGACAGAGGCACCACGGGCCTTGCGCTCAAGGTTCTTGAGCTTGGCCTCCAGCTCTTTCGAGTTGAGGCCTACCGTGATCTCCTGCCGGGAGAGATCGGCAATGGCCTTCCGAATGGTGGCCTGTGCCGCTTTGAGGTCGTCGTAAACGTCCTCGTCAATCCTGAGCTTGAGGGAGTTTTTCTCAGCCTCAGCTTTGAGCTTCTCTATCTTGCGCTTGGCAATCGTGGTGTCGGCGTCTACGTTGACTTCGATGTCGTAGTCAGGGAGGGTCTTGATCTGCTCCCTGAGTTCCTTTTTGAACTCAGTCGTATCCGGCCGAACCTTGATGCCTACAGCACCGATGAGGCGGATTTTACCTGCCATTGTTCCCCGTTACCTTGTTGAATACGTCCATAACCGAAAGCGGTTTGGCGGGTGCCTTCGGTCCTTCACCTCGCCATGCGGCGGGGCCGACCAAGGGCAGTTTTGGAGCTTTGCCCTGCTCCCAGGGGATCGAGTGCGTCACGAGGATATTGACCGAGTTGATGAGCTGAGCCATCAGCGTCCGGTCTGTGTTCCACGTGCGCGCCTCCATAGCCGGGTCAATCTCGGCTGGAGTTTCTTGTGCTTGTGCGGTGGCCGGCGCGGCGTTGGACGTAAGGGCGGCGGCGTAGTGGGAACCCTCTGGCAGGCGTCGGAGGAGGGCGAGAATGAGGCGTGGCGAACTGGCCACGCCCCCGGCTATGAACTCTGCAAGGTCAAACTGGTAGTGAACCTTGAGGTCTACATAGACCTCCTCGCCGTACTCCTCTAGGAGGCCTGAGAGGGCGATGCTTCCCCCGGCTGAGTCTCCTCATTGAAACTCAGGAACAGGGCCTCCCACACGGCGGGGTCATCCCCCACTGCGGCGGCAAGCTTGTCGTAGTTGCCTACGGCCTTCTCGGAGATGCGGAAGGCATCGCGGTAGATGTCGTACAGGTCAGTGCCATCGTCCGCCTGTGCGCGGGTCATGATGTCCAGAGCGGTGGCCAGCTTGGCGCGCTGTTCCTTCACCATGCGCATGGCAGGCGTGAAGAGGATTACCTCACCGGACGGGAGGTGCACCTCGTAGTCCTGGTACTTCTGGTTGGCGGCGTTCTGGAGGTCAGAGAGATTGATCTTAGGCATGTGCGGACTCCTAATAAGTGAATGGGTTGCGGACTGGGAAGTGCCTGGAGGGCCGGGTCCGCACCGGCCCCCCAGGGGTCTTACTCGGCCTTTGTGGAGGCCTTGCGCGTGGTCGCCTTAGCGGCGACGGGCGCTGTCTGGGCAGGTGCTACAAGGGCCTCTCGGACTTCCTTGATGGCATCTACCAGTGCAGTGAGTTTCGCCGCGTACAGCGGCTCACCGGGATTGAACTCAGGGAGTTCTACGGTGAAGTTAGCCATTGGCTACTCCTTAGACCGGATCAACAGAGCGCGGCGGGATGGCCGTCAGCGCGGAGGTCTTGCCGGCGTTGTTCAGGGCCGTGACCTTGATCGGGAGCTGTGCGAGGGAATTGACATCAGCGATGGCAATGTCATCAGAGCGGAAGATCGAGGACTTCTCAGCGTGGAACCCGGCAACATTGTCGCCATCTTCCAGAACCGCGAGGAATGCATTCTCAGTCGGAACCGGCTCGGAGGGGATCTCCACTGCGTCATCTGCCCCAATGACGGCGTTTGCACCGTAGTACAGCTTGAGTGTGTCAGTTGTCCACTCCAGCAAGTTGATTCCCAGCGACTCAACGCGGGCTTCAACAGACTGACGCAGGGACTTGTTCTGGAGCGAGGACAGTGTTGTAACTGCCCCACCCTCGGAAGTGAGGTTCAGAATGTTGTCAAGGGAAGTGTTGCCAACTTCGGTCCACGCGACGGGCGGGGCCTTGAGTGTTGCAACAGTTGTCGGGCGAGGGGTGCCAACAACGGCGGTGTAGAAACGTGCTACACCAACCTTGAGTGTGGCGTTGTCGTTTGTAGTCATAAGGATTTCCTCCTAAAAAGAAAACCCCCACGCCATGTCAGCGTGAGGGAACGTAACGGTTGGTGACTTGTGTCTGATCTGGAGGTCGAATGAGGAACCTATACACACTCTCGTAACGTGTCCAACCTTTTGGAAGTGAGGCGTATTGCTGAACCCCTGTGGAGGTAGCCCAGTCACTCACTCGTGATGGTTCGATACTGTTGGTGATCGCGGATATGCTCCCCTTGCCGGGGACCGACGTTTGGTTCTGCTGGGCCTCGCGGATTGCAATTCGGCAAGCCTCCTGCAACTCCTCCCCCATCAGATCGGCATCGGGGCCAGAGGTGATTGTGTTCACCGAGACAATGGCCGATTGGATAAACCGGTCATCGTCGGAGTCGATGGACGCCTGACCTGAGCGCCGCTCACGGCGCACGATGATAATTGGAGGAGCGAGAGCTGAGGAGAACAGGGTTCCGATGTGAATGTCCTGCCCTGTGAAGAAATCCTTGAGGACTGTCACCATGAGGTCGTCTACAGATCCGAAAGTCTGGATCGTGCGGGTCATATGGAGAGCCTTCGTCTGCGGACCATAGTCTTAGCGGCCTTGCGGAGCGGGGAAACCCCCGGAACCCAGTGGCGCTTGTGGTCCTTCTTGGTGCGAGGGCCTTCACCCTCGTGGTCGCGGCCCGCTGTGTAGTGTCCAAACTCAATGGACTGGACAGCGCGCCATGCGTTGGCCTTGCCCTTGCCCTCATCGGCGGCAGAGAGATACACGGTCGAGTCGAGGTCAGGGCGGTGGCCCATGTGAGCACCGCCCATGTGGACCACTCCGACTTCGGAGCGTTCCTGATTGGGCCTGTGTTCCGTCATTGACAGAATGTTGGCCGCCTCGCGAGCCATGGCGGTGGAGTACCGCATCAGGCCTGCGACTGAGGGCTTGGAGTAGCCCACGATGGAGGCGATGGAATCATCGCCCTCCTCTGGGTAGTACCACTCCCAGTTACCGGCCCGGAGCATTACTCGTGCACTCCCACGTCATTGCGGGAGCGGATTGTGAACGTGACGTTGCGTGTTCGCCGGGAGACGCCCTCACTAAAGTGAGGGGGTGCCGTCAAGTCCCACTCCTCGCCGTCATACACAATGCGTGCCCAGGAACCGACAGGGGCCGTGCGGGCTACGCACCGGATGACCTTCACGTCAACCTGTCCCGGCAACTCTGCTGTGGAGTTACGGTCACGGGACATGGACACCCGCACAAGCGTGGGGGTATCTGAGGGGACGCGCACGCGGTCCCCACGGGAGTTGACGACTTCCACCTCTGGGTAGACCTGCAAGATGGAGGAGCCATTGTCTAGGAGTCTGGATTTCACGGCCACGTCCCAAGCGGGATGGGCTTGGTGCCATCGGCAGACGGGGCGTAGCCACGGTCTGCGTAGTAGCCGGCACGCCGCGACATGCGCGGCATGGGGCGTTCAGTGCTTATGAGGCCTACCGATATGACGCCTCCCTTGCGGGAGAACGGACGCAACATGGCGATCTCAGACTTGGAAAGCTGAGTGCCGGCCGCGTACTCGGGACTTACGTTGAACGTACTCATGTCCGAGCGTTCCATGACGTAAGCCGAGGGGTTCATGTAACCGCGAGAGGCGGCGGCGGCTGTAATAGCCACCGCCACCTCAGGGGCTTGCGCCATGGTTGGCCACGCTTGTCCGCCGTGATGGCGGACCCACGCGGAGGCCTCAAAGAGCATCTGATCGGCCAGGGCCAGCTCGTCCACGGTTTCGATTGTCTCGGAACTGCGGGCGGCAACCTGATCAACTGTAGCTAGATGCTCCATGCGTCAGTCCTTAGACTGTTGTGCCGTAGGAGTTACCACCCAGAGGGAAGGTCTCGCCTGCCGGCAGGGCAGTCGTAACGGTCTGGAGCTTGTAAGCCTTGGCCAGGAACGAGTTCGGGTCAGAGCCGGGTGTGGTGTTCACCAGGTCGTTGTCGCCCGGAGCCTTCTCAACAGCACCAGTGGACTTGAGTCCGATCTTGATGCCGCGAACAAAGTACTCATCGGCGGAGATGAGGTGCTGGCTCTCACCGTTGAACACCTGGATGCGGTCCTTGGTGTAGGCCGATCCGAAGTAGGTGTCGAACACGGAACGATCTGTGAGGAAGCCTGTGTCGTAGTCAGCGAGGTGGCGAAGTGCCCAACCATCGACAACAGTTGTTGCGCCGTAAGGCACAGAGCGCGGCACGGAAGGTGTCCCGGAGAACGCGATGAAACCGGAGGGAGCATACATGTATGCTTCGTCGGCGGGGATGTGAGTAGATGAAACAAACTGAACACCGGCAATAGTACCGAGAGTGGAGGATGCCAGCGCGTTGTCGCCAGTGCCCTCGAACTTGATCAGTCGGTTGGACTTGAGGAGCGATTCCTCGATGTCAACACCGACAACACAGATGAGCTTTTCACTCGGTGTGCGCATGAGTCGGAGAGCCTTCTTGGCTTCGATCACGGCGTTGTACCAAATGTCCTGTGACAGATCCCGCGCGGTGGACAGGCCAGTGGCGTCATCCTTCACAGCAACGATGCGCTCGTAAGGAGCGGCGAGGATCTTCTGGAGAACAGAGTGCTCCATGAACTGAGCGAGTGTGTCAGTCTGAGCGTCGATGATGTCACCGAGGCCATCCTGGAAATCCCAGTCGCGCTGTTCGTCTGTGAGCTTTACCGCACTGTAGGGGCGCGTGACATCGAGGGTCAGTGCCACTTTTGTCTCGGAGTAGACATCGGTTACAATCGGCTGTGAGCGATCGTTACGCGGTGCGTACTGGCGAACGGGCAGTGTACCCTTCACCTTCTGTGTAATGGTGTCACCCTCAGAAGCGAAGAACTTCTTGGTGTCGTTACGCTTGGTAACGGTGTTGCTGATAACCAGCTTGTCGGAGAGGGCGGTCGCGCCGGCCTCAACGAATACCTCGGGCTTGACCTTGAGGTGCGGTGTGTACGTCATAATGACTGCCTTTCAGGGCATGAAAAAAGGACCGACTCTGTGTCAGTCCTTAGGTGGGGTGGGATTGCCGTTACCGGCGTTCCTTGAATGCCCGCCATGCGTCACGGCCACTCTGCTCCTTGGGAGCCTTGTCGCCGGGTGTCACTCCCCCGGTTGGTTCGGGCTGTGTGACGACTACTGTCTGGACGGGTGCGGCACCGGGCTTGAGGCCAGCAAGCTTTGCGGCCTGCGCCTCGATCTGCTCTGCGGTGGTTCCCGTCAGGAACTCCAGCACGTCGTCATCAAGCTTGTGCTTGCGGGCGGCGCGCTCACGCTCCAGATCGACGGTGAGCTTGTCCTGTGCGGACTGGAACTCAGACATGGCCGCTGTGAACTCCTCAGGAGTCTTGGCGTCCTTCGTCTTTTCCTCCAGATCGCGGAGAGCTACGCGGCGGCTTGCGGCCTCGCGGTTGGCGCTCTCAACGGCGCTCTTGGCCCAAGCGAACTCCTCAGGGATTCCTTCCCAGGGGTCGGTCTTGGTTTCGGCGGGCGGGGTTACGGGATCGGGTGTTGCTGTAGGCTCCTGGCCCTGGGGTGCGCCGGTATCGGGCATTAGCTATCCTCCTGGGATCATGCTTTGGATCGTGCGATGGATTCTGCGAGGTAGCGTTTGCGATGCGCTTCCCTCTCGGCACGCCGTTCGGCGGCGATGATTCGCCGCCACTTGTTCAGCGTGTCGTTGTCTGTGCCGCGTTGTTCGACGGGCTTGCCCTTCATCTCCGACTTCCACAGATCCATGTAGTGCTGTGTACGTTCGGGTGCCGTGTCACTGGCTTGGTCCCAACGGCAAATTGGGTAGCAGTGGCAATTGGGGTGAAATGACTTGGACGCGCCAGCGCGGTTCTTGCTCGTATACGCAAAGCCTCTGGAGGCCAGCATCGAACAGAACGCACAAGGGTTCGGGCCGGTGGCCCGCGCCCACATCATTACGCGGCGATCTTCCGTGGATACACGGTCAATCAGCTCTCGGCCGGCATCAATGCCGGCCTGATCAACAAGGCCGGCGCTTACGGACCCAGCGGCATCATGCACTTTCTGGGCCTTGGCAAACGCCTGCTTGGCTGTTACCTCCTCAGAGGCTTGGAGTCTCGCAATCAGGGCCTCGCGTTGCCGCGCCGCCGCTAACAGATCCTCCTCGTATAGCTCCCTCAACTCCTCAGGAGTCAGGGCGTCATCCTCCCAGCCGTCATACTCATCCACTTCAACAAGGTCATCGTCGCTCGCGGATTCGGTTGCTTCTAGGAGGTCGTCAATGTAGGTATCAAGGGTGGTGTCACTGAGATTGACCTCAGTTACCCCTCCCCTATTCACCGGCTGTCCCTCAGAGGCCACCAGCTCGTCTTGGAGCCAGATCTCGTCAATGTCGGTGGTCACCTTTACTGAGGTGGCCCGCTCATCGGATCTGGGGCGGTCAAGGTCCGCTACTTCCAGTAGCAAGTCCAGATATTGCTTGCGCAATCCGCCCATGGTGATCTGACTGGGATCAGTGGAAAACTCTGGGTAGCCCAGCGTGTAGCCGGTCTCCAGTGCCCGCGCCAGTTGGTAGTAAGCCTTGGCCAGACGGCCCGACTTACGCCGAATGGCGTTGATCATCTGGAGGCTCCGTGTGAGCCACGCATCAGCAGAGGCGACGGGGACCGTAACGGATACGGCCTCCCATCCCCTCAGTGCGAGATATGCACCGGCAATGCCCAGCCGCGCCTGTGCGGCGCGGTGGGCCTCCTCAATGGCGAGAACCTCAGCCTTGGTTGCCAGTGGAACCACCACCCGTGGTTACGGGGCGGCGCTCCCTTGCCGAACTCGGGTTCGTCGGGTTGAACATTTCGTCGGTCTTTTCCTGCTCATGCAGGGCCTCCATGTCCGCGAGATCCCCGGAGGTGATCCCTGGCATCATGGCCCACAGCGCGCGCTTCGGCATCTGCAACATGTCCGCGGCCTTACCCAGGCCGTCCATGGTTGCGCCGAATGCCTTGGAACTCATGTCCCTCCAGCGGACTTCGCCGCCGAAAGCGTTGGCTCCCTCAGCATCGCCAAGGGCCTCAGCCAGCAACCGGAACAGCTCCTCGTGGGACTCGCCCCAGGACGTGTGGAAGAAATTCATCTGCCTCATGAACTGGGCCTCCAGCGCGTTGAGCGCTTCTGCACTCAGGTTGGAGACGTTGCCGATCAGGGCGTGAAGCGGGAACTGGGCGACAGCCGCGAGGTTCTTTACCGTCTGATCCTCAAGCTGTAGGTAGCCCTGCAACGGCGTCTCGTCCAACTGGCCGAACTTGGTGTTCGGGTCATCGGAGATCAGCATCTTCGCCTGGGACACGGCGATGGGTTCCGGGATCGGATTGCCACCGGCATCCAGCAGAGGCTCGCCAGTGACGGCATCAATCTTGTAGAGCACCTGTAGCCCAGCGGCCGTTCTGACCTTGAAGGCTCCGAAATCGGCGGTTATGTTGGTGGAGAACGCGGCCTGATTGACACGGTTCTGGAGGGTCATCATCGTGTCGTTGATGACGCCGATGGCCCTGCCTTCATCGTCGGCCGCACCGGCTGTGTAGCGAACCACGGGGCACTGGCCTAGGCCGTGCGCGGCGGGGTCTCCCCTCAGGGAGAACTCGCCCTCCTCGTCAATGTTCAGCTCATAGCGGTGAGTGTCATCCCAAAGAATCGCTAGCCCCGGAGTATCTTCGTCGCGGGCGTAGGAACGAATCGTCAGGACAATCTTCGGCCGAATGTCGTTGACCGGATCATCAAAGAATGCCACCGTGTGGCGAGTGCCCAGCACTTCCACCTTCACGTCGCCGGAAGGGTGGAGGTTGTTCACGTGGGCAAAGCTGTGGCCGTACATCAGTGCGGCCTTGTAGAGGGTGGCCTGCCTCGCATCCATGCGGTTGCGCTGCCAGCAGGCGTACTCAGGCGAGAAACGCTTGGGATCTTTGCCGGCCGCGATCTCATCGCCAGTAGCCGCTTCCGGCTCTGGCCCCAGACCGTAGGTGCCACGGCGGTAACCGTCCACGTAGGAAACTTGAACAGGAAGCCCTACTAAAAGTGGCATCCAGTTTGTAATGGAGCGCTCTTGCAGATCGAGGATCTGATCAGTGGTTTCCTGGGGGGCGTATGGGAGTGTCTGATCCCCCATGTAATAGTTGTAGCTTTGGTCAAAGTAGTTGCTACGGTCCGCCTTGAGCGTCTCGTACATCAGCTTGACCAGTCCAAGGCTTAGCTGGCCCGGTGTGCCCGTGGGTTTGATCACGGGGTTTTC